GATCACGTCCAGCTTGGGCCGGTGGATGAGTAAGGGCGTCCCGAACAGGCGGGAGGCAAGGTAAGTCATGGTTGAGGGTCCTGGTTATTGGGTGGCGCATCGCCAGACTCAGCAGTCTGTGGATCGTTGTTCTGTTCGTCGCTTGCCTCTGCCGGCACAGCAGTCGGCGCCTGGTCATGCCGGGCATCGGAGTCAAAGACCAGGCCCAGTGCATCGGCCCGGGCGTTGTCGGCTGCGATTTCCCTATCCACGTCCTCCGCGTCGTAGCCATTGCCGGAGATGGCTTCCGACCGGCTCATGAGACCGGCCCGAATGGCGAGCTTCATAGCGTTGAATTCCTTTTGCGGGTCGACCCAGCTCCAACCCTGCGGGATCCACTTGGCTGCCTGGTAGGAGCGGCGGTCCTTGCGGTAGCCAGGTAAGTCAATGGCACCTTCGAGCACTGCCTGATCCATCCAGGCGCGCCAGATCGGTCGGCACAACTGGTGCACGATCACGCCGTGCTGCAAGGCTTCGCAGCGACGGCGGAATTCCAGAAGGCCTGCACGAATCGAGGAGTAGTTCACCTGCGTCAGGTCGCCAGTGAGCATCTCGTAAGTGATGCCCATGGCGGCGGCTACCGCGCGGAACTGCTGGCGCATGAATTCGGCGTAAGAACTGCCAACGTCCGCCGGGGCAGAGAACTTGATGTCTTCGCCCGGCTCCAGGATCTGCAGCGTGCCAGGCTCCATGCCGGCAAGTGCCACGCCATTCGCATCGGCTGCCGACTCGCCCATCAGGTTGTCTTCTGGGGCCATCCGGGTGATGAAGCCTGCGAACATCGCGGCGGTTTTCTTGCGCACCAGCTCTGCGTCGTCGTACTGGTCGAGTTCGTTCAACTTGACCAGCGCCCGTGTGAGCCACGGCTCGCCTCGGATCTGGCCAGGGCGCAATGGACGGAACAGGTGAATCACCTCATTGGCATCCACCCGCACGGTGTCCATCCTACCCTGGCTGGACATCGGGGCCAACAACCCGTCGTTCGGATGCGAGCGGTGCAGGTGGTAGGCCACCCGGCGCCCGAGCCGATCGAACTCGATGCCGGCACGAATAACGTTTCTGCCGGGCAGATCCCGGTTCAGGGTGGTGGGCAGGTGCTCTGCCTCCAGCACCTGGATCTGCAGTGCCACTGGTAGACCATCTTCGATACGTCGGTAACGCAGCCGGATCAGGGCTTCGCCGCCCTCGAGCATGGCCCGAGTGGTCAAGGCCTGCAGACCGTAGAAATCGGTCAGGCCTGCCGCATCCGCCTGTTCGCACCAATCCCACCACAGGCTGTGGATGGCTTCACGGGTGGCTTGGTCTTGCACCATGCTCTGCGGCTTGATGCCGGTGCCGATGGCGTTGGCCACAAAGGCCTCAATCCCAGCAGCGGCCCAGGCGTTACGCCGCACCAGATCCCGGCTTTTGGCGCGCAACTCGTCCTGGGCCAGCGACAACGCTGTGACTGCGCCCGGGTTGCCGGGCATCCAGGCCAGCGCCCGGCGACCACCGCCGGTACCGTCATAGACCGGTGTGCCGCCGAACATTCGGCGACGAAGGTTTTTGAGCCAGGCCATCAGAGCGCCTTGCTGGTGGTCACGCGGATCTGACGTGACTTCGCTGCGCCGGACTCACGGGCGATGGTGGCTTCGACCTCGGCGATTGCCGCTTTCAGATCGGCCACGCTGCGGTATTCGATGCTCTTGCCTTCGTAGGTCACGCGGTGCTCGCCGCTGGCCAGGGCTTCACGCAAGGCCTGTAGATGTTCAGGGTTGTAGGTCATGTCAGGTCATCCATCGGCTGCGCACCACTCGGCGCGAAGCCGGTGTGGTGCTGCCAGAAGTGCTGAGGCCACCGTCAAACTTCTGTTCTCGGGTGGCCTCGGGTGTTGTGATTTGTTGGGCGTTGAGCGGAGGGCTAACGCCGAGTTGTTTTTCCAATTCGAGCCAGTGGCGGTCTTCGAACCGGTCCAGGCCTGCCGCTGCCGCAGCGGCGCGGGCGTAGACGTAGCAGTCCAGCGCCTCGTTGCGCTCGCGCATCTTTTGCCACTCGCGGTGAGCAAAGCCGTTGCGATCGCGTCGGGTGATCAGTTGCTCGGCACAGAGCTGCTGCAGGTACTCGGCATCAACCTTGGGCAAGTGCACGTAGCCGGCCGGGTAAATGGTCGTCACGCCGTCTTCGGCCACCTCCGCGCTCTTGCGCAGGTTGTTGTAGAACTCGAGCTTGGCAATGCCGCCGGCCACCGGGAACACCTTGATGCCTCGGCGCAGCTTCTTGCCACTGGCGGTGGCATCCACCGCCGTTGGGGTACCGATCAGCGCCGCGCCACCGGCAATTCCCTTGATCGGCATCAGCCGCGCATCGCGCACGCTGCGCACGAAGGCATATGCTTCCTGGGTGGCGTAGCCGGTATCCAGGGCGATTCGCGCCAGACTCAGCTGGCAGCCACTGCTGTGGGTCCAGGTTTCACCCATCAGCTTGGCGAGAGCCGACCAGACCTCGGTGCGTGCCGTGTCTCCCATCAGCACCCGGTGCTCGACCAGCCAAGATGCCTTGCCCCGCCCGAAGGCCCAGACCGAGACTTCGATGCGGTCCTTCTGAACGTCAGCGCCGGCGGTGAGCAGCAAGCCGCCCGCGGGCACGGTGCCAATGCGGTAATCCTCGCGCCGCTCCAGCAGGCGCTGCCAATCGGGCGCTTCGCCTTCCTCGACCCAGGTCTCACCCAGTTCGGTGTTCTTGAAGGTCTTGATGGCTGACGCCGAACGAGTGTCGGACATCGCCGCCGACTCCCAGGCCCGGGCGATCTCGATCCAGCTGCGCCAACCCACCGGGCTGTAGAGGCTGGAGAGATGAAAGCCTGCCGTGCGTCCGGCATTCTCTGGGGCGCAGGCCTGCCACTGGCCGTTGTCCAGCATCCAGGTCTTGTGGTGCTCGGCGATGGGCTCGCCACAACCTTCGCAGATGTAGGCCGCCGTTTCCGGCTGACCGCGTTCCCAGCGCAGTTGTTCAAACCGCAGCCATTGGCGGTGCGCGCAGTGCGGGCACGGCACGAAGAACCGGCGCTGATCCGACGCATCGAACTCCCGCTCGACCGCGCTGGCCCCGGCAATCGTCGGCGTCGAGACGATCAGGATCTTGCGCCGGGCAAAGGTGCGGGTACGCGCCTCGGCCAGCGAAATCGCATCGCCTTCACCCTCGACATCGAGCGGATAGCCATCCACCTCATCCAGGAACAGGTAACGCACCGGCATCGAGCGCAAACCGACCGCGCTGTTGGCGCCGGTCATCACCAACACCCCGCCATGGAACTCCTTGGCCAGGATGGTGTTGCCCGAGTCGCGGCTGCGCGCCGGGGCGATGCGCTCCTGGATGGCGGGGCTCTCTTCGATCAGCGCATCGATGCGTTGCTTGGATGCCCGCTTGGCCATCTCGACCGTCGGCCACACCGCCATCATGGGGCCAGGTGCGTGGTGGATCACGTAGCCGACCCAGTTCAGGCCCAGCTCCGTCCCGCCAACCTGCGCACCTTTCATGAACACCACCCGCTCGATCGGTGACATCGGGGAAAGGCAATCCATGATCTCGCGCAGGTGGGGCGTGCGGCTGGTGCGCCAGCGCCCCGGCTCGGAAGCCGCCTTGCTGGAGAGCACCCGGTGCTTGTCGGCCCATTCGGACACGGTCAGCAGCGGATCGGGCGTGAGACCCTCGCGCCAAGCGCGCTCGATCGCGTCCCAGCCTTCGTAATACAGCTCGTCCATGATCAATCTACCTTGGGCTGCAAGTCACCCAGGTCTTGCAGCTGCTGGCGCACCGCGGCGTCCAGTGCGAAGTGCAGCACATGGGAATCCACCCCCAGGCCAGCGGCCATCTGCGCCGAGATTCGTGCTGGCCAGTTGAGCCAGGCATCGCGCTCGGCCCGGGCCAGCTTGAACACGTGGGCCACGGCCTGCGAGCGATCGACCAACTCGCCCTTGAGACGGGCCAGACGCACCTTGTTGGTTTGCGCCTTGACCACCTCATTGACGGTGCGCGCCTGCAGCAGCGAGGTGCCGCCGGTGGACAGAGCAGGTGGCGGCGACTCGGCTGCTTCACGCTTTGGACGGGAGATTGCAGATGCGGACGCTTGCGGGACCTCGCGGGCTGCCACGGACGCCTGCGGCGCATCTTTGGGCTCGGCCGCTACTGACCTACGGGTCGGTGTGGTGTTGGCCGCCCACTGAGCATCGGCCGCCACCGGATCAATCGTGCCATCTGGCAAAGGCGTGATGCGCCCCGTGTCGATGGCCTTCTTGACGGCCACGTGCGACACACCTCGGTGGCGCGCGTAGGCGCGAATGGACAGTCCCATGGTGTCGATCTACTCGGTGCATGTGGGTGATCTCCGCCGCCGGGCCGCCCCAAGGCGGAGATAGCGCCCCCTCGGGGGGCAGCGAACGAAGTGAGCGTGGGGGCTACCTCCTCTGGATGCGGTTTTTCATGCAAAGGCGAGTGAATCACCCGGGATAAGAAAGAGCTTGGCTTCTGTGGCGCACAGCGCGTGAATGCGG